ATAATCCGCGGCAGCTTCAGAAAGGCGCCCAGATCGTCATTGATCATCATCTGCCGTGACAGCGACAGCAGCGTACCGTAGGTCTCCACCTGATTGCGGAACGTTTCCTCGCTGAGCGCTGCGTGCTTGATCTCACCGTCCGGTCCCACCTTCTCGAACTCACCGGCACCGGTGAGCCGATAGCTGGTGACCTGCTTGAAATCGTTGGCATCCGCCTGGGCGGCGATCAGGCCCAGCACGTTGTCGACCGCCTCGAACGACGCCAGCATCGTCTTGTTGGCCACGTTCGACAGAATGCCGGACAGACTGATCGTGGAGAATCCGCCGGCCGCCCGAATCGCGCGGTCGGCCTCCATGGCGGCTCGGATGAAGTCGTTGTCGACCCGTCCCGGCTTGACGCTTTTTCCGGCCGCACGGATCACCTGATGCATCAGATAATGCAGGCCGATGCCCCGCAGGTCTTTGCCGAGGGCCGCCTCCATGGCGCGGTCCCCGAACATGCGGCCGCACGCGTCTTCGGAGATAAACCCGGCCGACAGACACAGGGCCGCTTCGATGCTTTCGGTGCTGGGCATGGGCGAATCATCCGTGTGAATGGCGGGTGTCCGCGGACGGGTGGCCCGCAGGACTTCCAGTTCGGTGCGGGTTTCGTCCCAGCCTTCTTCGATGGCTCGGGCTTCCATCGCACCATGGTCGGTGCCGCAGATCCGGCGAATGCGGTTCACCCGTTTGGCTTCCGCCGCCAGTTCGGCCCGCAGATCGGCCACCGGATCTGCCGTGCTCTCCGGTTCGGTGTCGCTCGACCCATCGGCGTCCTCCGCCGGCGCCAGTGCCTGCAGGCTGTGGATTTGCTGATCACTCAGTTCGTTCACGTTAAACCCCTGTCCGGCCGCCCATTCGGCGAACGCCTGATCGATGCCGGTCATCTGCTCGGCGGCGGCCGCTGCGATGTGGGCCGTCGTGTTGTCGTCGGCTCCCAGCACCACGAAGCTGACTTCACCCAGAGACGCCCGGCGGGCCACGTTGACCGGACCGCGGACTTCCTGCCCGTTGACTTCGGCGGTCTTGTCGGCCGCCACGAATTCGACTTCTTCCGCGCGGGCGCCGATCGACGCCTGCCAGGCGAAGCCCCGATCATTGAGAGCAATCACCTGCCTCGCTTTCTCCGAGTCGCCCAGCACTTCTCCGGTCACCAGCAGCTGATGGTCCTGCACGGCAATGCGGTCGGTCTGGCCCATCACGAAGTCCACGTCGCGGGTGTGGTCCAGCAGGATCGGTCGCTGCTGACGGCCCACATTCAGGCCATTCAGGTCCACGACCACCGGATAACGCCAGCCGGCCAGCCGCATTGGTCCGCCCGTGTAGGCCACCATGCTGAAGCGGCGCTGCTGCGGCGCACTGTCCGTACCGACTGCTTCGATCTCCAGATCGCTGCAGGTGAGTTTCAGTCGGCGGCCGTCAGGCAGCGGCAGGCTGTGGGGTTGTGTGGTCGTCTGTGACATCGGAAGCATTGCCTTTCGGAGTCGGGTCATCGGCCATCAGGCCCAGATCGCGCATACGGTGCAGCTCGGCAGCCCGCTGCTGCAGCTGGGTTTCCCAGTCCTGGCCGCGGCGTGCGTATTCGTCGGCCAGTGTGGTCGTGTGGCTGTCCAGCCGGATGGCCTGAGCACGCGCCTCTTTGGCCGGGTCGACGTGCTCATGGCCATCAAAAAAGAACTGGCTGGACCAGTCGGCGTAGGGGCCCAGTCCATCGGGCAGCAGGCCGGGCACCAGCGAGGCTTCATCAAGCCACGCCGCCAGAATGCGGTTCAGGACGCAGCACTCCAGGTGCGCCTGATCGACGCGGATCGCCTTGAAGTACGTCTGATGATCGAGGCGTCCGGATGCGTAGTTGTATCCCGAGGAATTGGCGGCCGCGACGTTGAACGGCATGTTCAGACAGCGGGCGATTTCGTTGAGGATCTCGCGTTTGAACTCGCCATAAGTGGCCGATGGGTGCTCGCTGCGGAGCTGGCTCATTTTCCAGCCGCCGGGCATCGTCAGCAGCAGATTGCGGTCCAGCTCAATTTCATCGAGCGGCTCTACGGCATCCGCTTCTCCGTTCGCCGGTGAATCGGTGTACAGGATCCCGGCGAAATAGGCGGCCGCTTTGGCGGCATCCAGCGTGGCCAGCGAGTAGTCCCGCAGCATGGCGAAGAGCGGCAGAGCGGATGTGATTTCGGGGATCCCCCGCTGCTGTCCGGGGCGATCTGTGCGGAACAGGTGGATCACACTGTCAGCCGGCACTCGGTCAAAGTCCTGCACCAGCGGAGCATCCCCATCTCCGGGATGCGTCCGCAGGATGTGATACTCCACAGGATTGCCCTGATCATCGAACACAATGCCGTCAACGGCACTGGCCGTCGGATCCAGGGATGGCTCTGGCGTGGTGACCTGATCGGCTTCGATGAGCCTCAGATCCAGTTGCACGGAGTTGTCCAGCGCCGGGTTACTGACCAGCACCGCGAAGGCTTCACCGTCGGTGGTCTGCGCCATGCGCATAGTCCGCAGCTTTTCTGCGAGGCCGATCTTCTGTGCCCAGCGGGAGAACGCCCGTTCGATCGAACGATTGGCAGAGGCATCGGGAGTCAGCAGCTGCAGACGCGGACCGGTGCCGATCACGTCATTGGCCAGTGTGAGCGTGATGCCCTTGGCGTAGGAGTTGTTGGCGATTTCGTAGCGGGCCCGTTCCCGCAGAATGCGGCGGACTTCACGGCTGTTGGCCGCGCTGGCCGACAAACCATCGGCATTGGCCCAGTGCCGGCGGTTGTCCGGGCTGGTGACGGACGCGTCGTAGCGTCCTCGCAGAAAACGGGGGCCAGAAGGCCTGCGTCGGCGGGATCGGTGGCGGAATTGTTTGAGCCAGGCCAGCACGGTCACTCGGCTCCCGGAGGAACGAGTTTTGTGAACCGGAGACCGAGGTGTTTAGACTTCGCCGCCTGCTTTGAGGTGAGATACCGATCCGCGGCAATCTGCTCGGACAGCTTATGATGTTCCATGCTGCCCGAATCGCCTGAAGCCTTCGCAGGCCCGTCAGCGTTCTGGCGGATGGTCTGATCGAGATCGTCGGCCACGGCATGTCTCCTGTGCAGACGGCGACGCACCGTCTGATGAGAGATTTATGCCGTTTGAGGGCGGACTGTCCGGAATTCGATCGGAAGTCGCGGAATCGTTCCTGATGTGGAATGTGATCAATACCCCATAGCCGATTCCTGGTGGTTCGGCGTTGCGTGGGATCGCCACGTAGATCTGATGAGGAATCTGGGTAGTCAGTTTGTGTCAGGCAAGTGCCGAAATCAGGCACACCGCGCCGTCATGCACTTTGAACGCGACGGAGACGAGGTCTGGGTCACTAAGCGGCGGGCATCTACCAGCCGAAATAGTACACGGCTCAGCTGCTTCAGGTGCCCTTCGTCCCCTGTATAGCGTTCGGGGATGAATCCCGGATTTCAGGGCTTCGCGCGAACGCAGTATTCCACCAGCAGCACGGAATGCTTCGATCGCCCCTGCGATGGTGCGGCCCTGATTGGGCTTTTGTCCTGGCTGTACCGTGTGGATAAAAACACCAGCAAAAGTGGAGTTGTGCTGGTGTTTTTATCCGTTTTTGGGGGATGCAATCCCTTCAGAACCATTTGTACCCAGTGCAGCTCGGCTCAAAACCTGCCTTCCCTGACTTGTCCGGGTTGCAGACCCTTTCTGTAAACGACGATGTTGTCCGGCGTGACGGACTCGTTCTCGGGCAGTACCGTCGTCGCCTTCTTGCCGCTGAGTACCGCCACGCTCTTCAGGCCTTTGAGCTTCTCGGTTGCGCCCACCGCTGTTGCCGAATCGTCATACCATTCAAACCAGGGGAGCCCGGCCTTCGTGTACTTCTCGGCCGTTGGCGGTGGGTGTGGCGGTTCCGAACCGGTGATTGATTGCCAGACCATTGAGTTACACAGATGTACGAAGCAGCGACTGCCGGCTGCAAGATCCCAATCGTTGATGTTGAACGGGTCATCATAGATCTCCTGATTCATCAAGCCACCGGGAGCAAGACCCATGTCGCAACTCGCGGGGGCAGCGCATTCCATGATGTCTGCGTCTGCGAGATATCGGGCGCGCATCGCGGATTCCTCAATAATTGGGAACCGTCGCTCAAATACCTCCCGCTTCATTGGATAAACGGCGATCTGAATACCACCGTGTTCCGCGGTTCCGGTGAGCTGTTCCTCCGCTGAGAAGCCTGCTCCAAGGGGCATGGCAACAAATTGACGTATGTGACCCTTCTCAACGACGTACCCGTCCAGCCACGGTTGTTCGGGGGCGACCATGTAGTTCTGCGGCCGCTTGACAAGGTTATCCGTCCACGGTTCACCGCTGACAGCGCACTGTTTGCCGGTCGCAACTTTGATGGCAAACGGGTACGGCGAGCGGCGGTGTTGTACCAGTGACGCATCAAAGTTCAGCCAGAGTGCCTCCGACTGATACATCGGCATCATCACTCCGCCACGCTGCAGCCATTGTGCCGGAACCTCGGATGCATAGTCGTCCACATGCCGCAGCGGAAAGGCTCCGAGACCGGGTGGCAGCGGATATGACCTGTTGTCGTCGGGGATGCGGAGTGTCCGCTGAAACTCAATAGACAGTTCCGCACCGGGATGCGAACCTGGAAATGTGAACACGAGACGATCATGTTTGAGTTCGATCATGTGGTCCCTTCCGATAGCGAAATGTGATTACCAGTCACCGTCCCTGACTTCCCGAACCACACGCAGCAACGCGTGCTCGGGGGCGTCCTTCAGCTGTCGCAGCAGGTCAGCAAACAGCTTTGGCCGATGTCGAATAATGGCCTGCAGTTCTTCTGACACCTTGCCAGCGAGGGCCAGCAGGATGTCCGGATCTTCGTTCAGCTCTTTCGCGAGCTGGAGAATCGTTTGCTCCGAGGGCGGAGGCTGTTCACCTCGTTCCACTTTGCTGAGATAGGACGGTTCGACGCCGATCCGTCCTGCAACCTGTCGAACGGAATACCGCCGATCTTTGACCTTCAGCTTCTCGCGTGCGTTTCTCAAATACTCGCCGAAACCGTTCATGCGTGTACTGTATACTACACAGTACCGAAAGCAATCTGAAAAACGGCTGGTTTGGAAGTTTTTATCGGGGTTTACGGCGCCATCCCCAGCTCAGCCAACTCCGTGCGACATGCAGAGGCTCGCAGTCACCATCCCTCGGAAGGCTGAAGGCTTTCCGTGCCTCAGGTGGTTGCAGATGCAGCAAGGTCAGCACGGGCCCGGCGACGTGAGTCGTTGCCCGGCACTTACTATCCGTCATCACCGTTTATTCCGCTGCAGCTCTGACAGCCTGAGTCTGGAACGCCGGGACACCGGTGCTCCTTCCGTCCCAAACAGCACGGCCCCCTGAATCGAGGCTGCCACGGCACAGCCCACCAGGCAGTCCAGCCAGTGGTTGTCGGCCTGCTCGGGTCGCATCTTCCATTCATCAACTTTGCGGCCACGGCCTTCGGTCTTCACGAAGTATTCGGCCGTGACATGCTCCGCAAACAGACGATGTGTCTCCGCCTTCGATCCAAACAAAGACAGACAACCGCCGTCTCCCATGGCGACGGCCAGCCGGGCATGCACAAAAGACTTCCACCAGTTGGTATCGAATACGACATGCCTCACGGATCGCTTGCCGCGCACGTTGGGGATGCGACAGTTGAGTCAGACGCGGTCACCCTGCTTCCGTTTGTAGTCCGAGAACGGAACGCTTGAGGCCCCGACAAATCGGCCGTGCGACGGCAGCAGAATCGTCGAGTGGGAGCTCTGGCGACAGAACTGATAGACGACATCGGTGGAGTGACCCCAGTTAGCATCAATCAGGCAGCGTTCGATACGCATGGCCGCCCCATCATCACGTTTCCACTCGCGTCCCAGATAATCCTGCGTCAGCGCATCAAGGCCCGCGTAGATGGACCCTTCGAGACCGGTGCTCTTGCCAATTGCCGCTAATGTCTGCCGCGCATCCCGCAGTGTGAAGTACGCGCGCTGCTGATCGGGGAAGCCACCGTAATCAACGACGTAGCCGGTGAAATTGTCCTCCCACGCCGCCACGACGTAGAACAGCATCTTCTGCTGAACGTCGATGAACATCGTCAGACGGTTACATGACAACGGGATCTCGCCACGCTGCATTCCATTGGTCTTGGCTGCGACCTGATCGGCGGTCAGCAGATCGTCATCGATCGTTTCCGCAGGCAGCGGTTCGTTTTGATACTCCGCGAAAAACGCGGCCTCATCCTGCAGCCTGAGATTCATCGCATGCTGGATCGCTGACAATTCGTCGTGGTTAAACCGCTCGGGCCAAGCGATCGAGGCACCAGCGTCCATCGCGTCACGATGCGCTTGGTAAAACTCCGTGGCCGCCTTGCCGCCGTCGCCATTGCGCATCCCCTCAGACCGCAGCTCCGCATAACGGTCCCAGAGTTTTTCGTCGGTCGGGAATGAATAGACCATCCGCGTCCGCTCACCATTCCATTCCGGATGTTTGTCGCGATCCAGAATGTTGTCCGCCATGTCGCTCGGACGAATCACGGTGCACGGCATGATGCCGGAGATCTTCTTGCCGGGGCCGGAGAGTCCCAGTACAGCTCCCGCCAGAATGCTCTCGCGGTTGGCACACTGCGACAGGCTGCGGGCGGACTCATCGGTTTGCGGATCATCCAGCACCACCAGTGACGGGCGGACGGTCTTGCCATCGGCACGCTTGTACTTCATGCCGCGGATTCGGCCGGTGATGCCGCCAACTTTGATGATGGCACCGCTGGCTTTTGATTCCGTAATCGTGGGCAGGACTACTTCCTTCGCCGTCCAGCCGATGTGAGTCCGTTCTCCCTGAAACAGTTGCCCGCTGCAGCGGTTGGCGATTCCATCCAGGCATTGGATTGGAAAGACAACCTCGGGAAAGTCGGCCAGCAGCAGTTCGTTGCCGTCGAATTCCATCTTGATTGAATCAAGCATATCCATGGCATGCCCTTCATCTGATCCGATCAGGCACACGAACTCGCGATGCCCGAACAATACCGCCCAGATGCAGGCACATTCACAGATCGTCGTCTTGCCGCTGCCGC